GGAGTCCATGGAGCTTTTCGTCCCTTCTTTGCCACCTTAATCCTTTTCACTCCTTGCAATTCCTTCGGAAGCTTGCTCTTCATCTTCTGAGCCAAGTAGTTCGCATACGTACGACACATAGCGATCTGTTGAAACTCAGTAAGATCGAATTCAGCGAAATATACGGCCAAATCCGGATCTTGTTGTTCATAAGCCTCCTCACACATAAGGTCATCACGAAACCTTTTTTGGTACGCACCGTGAGCTTCCATTATCTCAGCATCCTCCTCTTCGGGATCCATATCCTCCTCGTCATCCAATAGATCGGCCGCCAATGAATGAGGCGCCTTGCCCGCGCTCGTTTGGTACACCTGAGGCTCATCGGAGTCATCCACCAAATCAATTAAAGTTCCAGCTACACTTCTATGTAAAGGTCTAACAATCTCTTCGGACATCTTACAATCACAAATAGGCCACAAATAACACCTCGTCACGGAGCCCCTCTTTCAAAAAATAGAGTAAAAAAACCCGGAAAAAAAAATAATTTTATCGCGAGGAAAAATCCCATTTTTTTCGAAGCGGTTGACCGAGTACATTGAAGTACGAGATGATCGGATGTGATCGCAGTGTTCAGCATATATAATAACATATATCCGACGTGCTAACTCAGATGGCTCCAGGTGCCGGCCCTAAGTATTACCCGGCACCTGGAGCCAAAAATTCCGATTTTTTTTTTCAGCGAAACCATGGCCAACAGAGGGCCTCAATCCACCCATTGGTGTTTTACAGTGCATCACCACACAGCAATCCCATATGAGGTTGATGTAGTGGGTTTACACGGAATACAGTACATAGTATTCCAAGAGGAGTTACCACCAAGTAACGCCCTCCATATCCAAGGGTATATTCAGTTCGAGCGAAAGGTCCGCGGAACTCAGGTGACCGGACTTATCGCTGATTTGTTTGAACCGGCGGAAGGTATGCCCCATACCGAACCCGCCCGCGGTAGTGACGAGGAAAACGAGGCCTACTGCACAAAAGAGGAGACGCGAATTCCCGATGGAGGAGGTCCATATCGATATGGACAACGAGTGCCTCATGCTGGTAAGAAAGGAGGCCGAAGCGATCTCCTCGCCGTCCAGCGTAAGCTGGACGCTGGCGCGTCTCTCAAAACGATCGCCAAAGAACACTTTTCTGACTACGCCCGCTACGAAAGGGGCTTCCGTAACTACAAGCGCCTGATGACAGAGCCGCGTAATGCTCGCCCGGAAATTTTCGTTCATATCGGCCCTAGCGGCTGCGGAAAGACCCGTCATGTACGCGAGTCTTTTCCTGGCGCTTACTGGCATCCCGGAGGCCAGTGGTGGGACGACTACGATGGTGAAGCCGTTGTTGTGTTTGACGAATTCTATGGTCACAAACTTTCGTTTTCTCAGTTGCTAAATGTACTCGATTGGGGTCAACTTCGTGTCCAGACGAAGGGCAGCTCTGCACAGCTTGCTGCGACCACATTCGTGTTCACAAGCAATCAAGATCCACAAGATTGGTATGACCCTCAAAAAACCCATCAGCCGGACTGGGCTAGCAATCCTCTGAAGCGTCGCTTGGACGAATTTGCGTTTATTACGTATTGGAATGGATGGACTCGTCCCATTCAAGAACCCCTCGTCGTTCATCCACCCCGCGCGGCATGCCCACATTGCGCCCAAGGAATGTGTGCATTTCATCACGAATAAAAAACTATTCTTTTAAAGAGGGGTTGTTTTGATTTACTTTAAATTTTTTTTCTTGTTCGCCTCGTTTTTTTTCGGAGATGTACGCCCGCGCTAAAGCTCAAGGAACCGCCAAAGTTAATGTGCAACCTCTCAAAGGCAAACAAAAGGCCAAGCTCGCCAGAGCGCGTGCCCAAACTGCTGCTGCTACGCGCGCACAGAATCAAATGGTGGGTGCAGCACGCCTATATCGCCAAGTGGGTACCATGGAAAACAAATTTTTCGATCCTTGGACAGCCGACGGCTCCAAGCAGATCGATTTCACGACCACTGGCACGTTAGCCAATGCCGCTGGAGGATACATCCTCACAGGTGCAGCTGTCCCTGCTGCTTTGGTCATCAACCAAATTGCACAGGGTGTGAGTCAATTGACTCGCCTCGGCCGCAAGGCCCACTGCACCGGAGTCCATATTAAGGCTCGTGTAACCCAGCCCGCGGCTGGTGCTATCACAAGCTTCTCGTTGAACCTCGTTCATCAGAAGCCCCCCAACAATCCCACTCAAATGCCCGCGTTCAATGATGTCTGGGTTGCGCAACATGTAAATGCACTGCGCAATGTCGACAACGCGGACAAACTTCAAGTTGTGCGCAGCATCAAAGGGACGTTGGTTGGCAACTCCAACACCCCGGCCACGGGCCTTGAAGAGGTCCTTATTGATGAATTCATCGATCTCCGCAAGTACAATTGCTTCACGGAATGGACCCAAGCCGACACCACGGGTGTCTACACGAATATGGAGAAGGGAGCCTTGATGCTCTACTGCCTCAGTGATGCCGCTGCGAACGCAGCTCAAGGCTTTCTCTCCGTGAGAGTTTACTTCAACGATTATTAAAATTCAGAAATGCAACAAGGGTCTGTTCCGTGGCGTTACAAAAGCAACAAAGTTAAACTAGGGGATGAAGTCATCGAAATCCCCTGGGGCGTGGTCCGTACACAAGGACCAGGCTACCTCCCATCTACCAGAAGAAACAGTCCTCAGGACTATGTTGTGCCAAAAAGTTTTGCTAACCCCAACGAACGTGGTTATGGCTCGGAGCAGTGGCCTTTTGACATCAAAAGGGCATATACAGATGGAAGATACCGATCTGGAATCCGTAACGCGATCGCAGCCTCTTGGACCGCCTCAAATTGGAAATACGCCGCCCGCGTTCAACTTCAAAAGATCATTGAAGATCTTCTTGCTTTGTACGATATCCCAATAGATGAATAAAACTCTTTTACTTTCTTGGAGTCCATGGAGCTTTTCGTCCCTTCTTTGCCACCTTAATCCTTTTCACTCCTTGCAATTCCTTCGGAAGCTTGCTCTTCATCTTCTGAGCCAAGTAGTTCGCATACGTACGACACATAG